TAATACCCATTTCTTTTCTTTATATTTAAATAATCAGATAAATAGAGGAACAGGCCATTAATATCTTGGATTGCAGATATAAAGCGGAATGACGATAGAAAGGTTTATATACCTATAATACTATATAGTATTGTAGTCATATACCCCCTAAAAATCTAAAAGAAGGAAAGGTTTTTCATATTTTTTCCTTTCCTTTCTCTTTTTTTCTATGTGCTTTTATTTTAAGTGCATTATGGTAATGTTTAAGATAAGGCACTTCCGTATTGAATATAATGATTAATATATTAAATTGAGAATATAATGCGGAATGGGATAAAAAAATATATAAAGGATTAAAGTATAAGATTATGATAATTCTTAATTGCTATTGATATACTATTATACTTAAAGTTATATACTAAATAAATATTACTTAATATCTGTTTAATATATAATGCTGGTTTATCCCTATTTGTAAGTATAAAGTTTTTATATTCTAAAGTATAGTATATCTTATTGTTATCTATTCCTTTTTTGTATATTTGCATTTTATCCCTTTAAAAGAATTAAAGAAGGAATATTAAATAATATTCCCTATCTATTTGTTTTGCTAATTGTCTTGCTTGATATATTTTGTTATCATCTATTAATCTTTTAAGTTTATCGTAATTGCTGTCAATATTTACTATATGTGGGGTTGCTTTTAGATTGCTTAATAAATTGTTTAATGTGTTATTATCCCAGTGGTCTATGTCAATTGTTTTTATTCTGTTTTTATCGTGTAAGATTTGTTTGATTGCTTTTATTGAAAGGTTTTTGCTATTTGCTATTATGTATTTTAGTCTTGAATATTGTATTATTGAATTACCTTTAGTTTTTTTGTTATTTTCTGTTAATAGTTTTACCCTGTTATCTATATCTATAAATATTGTTTGTTTTTTGCTGTTATCATTTGTGTATCTAAAGAATAATTCATATTTTACACAAGATTTTATTAAATTACATATATCCTGTGTTATATTTTTATTCTCTATATACTGAAAGGTTTTATATTTTTCAGGATTATTTCTTGCTTCTAATACACAATCTTTAATGATTGTGATATTACCTATTGTTTGATATTTTATTTCTGACATAATTATAACAAATGCAAATTTTACTTATAAAGGTTGTGGTTAATAGATATTACAATTACATATATCATATATAATATATCATATTATCATAATATCATATATCATATTTATATCAAAAATAAAAACATAAATACCGATTAATGAAGATTGAAAATTGATACTCGCTAAGTCACCCACAAATTGGGTAACGGAAAGAGAAAAGAGGCATCCTCCTCTGAGGCCCAAAATTAGCTAGAAATAACGATCTGAAATACCTTTTTTGCCTAAAAACACCGAAACCTTTATATACTATGACTATGTTTCATAATGCATATATATATATGAGAGAAGGTATATAGCTATATATCTCAACTTCTTTTTTTGAGATCTCGGTTAAAACAAATATTGGAGCAGCAAGAAACGCTGGGTAGAAGGTGGGATATTACAATTCAAAAAGAAATAAATAGAGTGTGTTATAATGACCAAAAAAAATAAGGTTGTGAAGTGGAATCTAGAAGATGAAGTCATACGCCTTAATAAAGAGGGAAAAAGCACTAATGCTATAGCGACAGCTATATCAGATAAATACGGAGACATTCCTGAATTAGATGATATTAGTGCTATGTCAATACATCGTTTTCTAAAAAGCTATGATGAGAAAGAGCTTCAGGAAAAGATGGACATAACAAAGGATCCACAAACAACTATGGAAAGAGAGTTTAATATTAAAATGAGAGAGTCAATACTTGATTCCGAGAAGGCTAGACAAACAATAGAGAGCTATATGGCGAAACTAAAGAATGAAGATTTAACATCATCTGATGTACAAAAGATAATTAGCTCGTGGCAGAAAGTAAATGACCAATATCGAAAGAATTTGGTCTCGTTAAGGGAGTTTGCAGACAATCGCATAATAAAGCCAACTCAGAACCTTATATACAAGAAAGAAATAAATATAAAGAATCTACTCCTTGATGTTTCACGAGACCTCTGTAAAGAGTGTAGAGACAAAGTTAAAAAGAGGATAAAGGAGGTAATAAATGAAAAAGAGTGAAGTAGCTTGGTACATACCAGGTCCTCAGTTCCATTTGTCAGAAGCAATGAAGAAATTTCTATTATTGATTGCTTTAACATTTGTAGCTGGTGGATTAAATGCTGTAATAGCTCTAATTGAAGGTGGTTCAGTACTTATACCACAAGAGTTTTTAGCATATTCTGGTTTGTTACTAGCAGTATTGCATACTATATATACAATCGTAATAACTTACAAAGATGGACTTGAAGATTAGACAACGAGACAACGAAATGTATATTAGCAATGTAATATAAATAGGAATGGAGGAAAAAATATGAAGCTCGGTTTACTTAAAAAGCTTCCAAAAGCCGTCTTACTTACTCTAGGCGGTATCGTACTAGGACACATAGTTGGTGTGTTGTTCACTGATATTGGAGTAGCATCAACTATAGCTTGGGAAGAGATACTTATCTTCTTAGGTGGTATATCTGGTCTAGTACTTGGATTAGCTGATGAAGAACTCTAATACTAGTATAAGGTAATACAGTAATACCAAATACATGTTATAATGTTTATTTATTTTATATAGAAGAATATGACAGTAGATCCTTTAAAGTTCTTGGAGTATACGACTGATTGCAAAGTCTTCATGGAAGATGTGTTAGGACTCACAGTAAAAGACTTTCATGAAGAGTGGCTCGACCTATTCGATAAGAATAGATTTGTATGCTTACTAGCCCCAAGAGGACATGGTAAAAGTACCATTGTTGAGGGGTATATCATATGGCGTATCTTAACTGATCCGTCTATTAGAATATTAATTACTACAGTAAATCAAAATAAAGCTGAAGAAATGATGACATTCATAAGTCATCATCTTGAGTATAATGAAAAGATCATAGATCTATTTGGTGAACAAAAATCAAATCTATGGTCAAGATCAAAATTAAGAGTTAAAAACAAAGGTGGAGGTGTAATCCACAAAGAACCTACATTACAGGTTCTTGGAGTAACATCATCCCAAATATCATCTCACTATGATATAATTATCTTAGATGATGTTTGTGATAGAAAAAATACAGCAACAGCACATAGAAGAAGACAATTAAAAGAATGGTATGAAACAGAATTATTAGAGATGCTAGAACCAGAAGGTCAAATAATAAACATAGCAACAAGATGGCATGCCGATGACATACACAACTACTTATCAGAGAAGGAAACCTATGTATCAAGAAGATATAAATCTATACCTGATAAAGAAAAAGAAATATCTTTATGGCCTGAAAGATTCAGCTATGATGACTTGGTAAGATTAAGAGATGAACATATAGGTAAAGTTGCATTTGAAATGCAATATCAGAATAATATAATTCAAACAGAAGACTCACCTATTAAGAAGGAATGGGTTGATAATGCAATGGCAAGATGGGATGAATCTAAATTTCCTACTGATACAGAAAGATTCATTGGTGTAGATCTTGCATCAAAGAGTATTGAAGGAGATTACTTTGTTGCTACAGTAGTAGCAAAAACACAAAATAATAGTTATTTCGTTGTTGAAAGTATTAGAGACAAAGTCTCTATGAGTACTCAACTTGAAATAATAAAATCATTAAGTGATAAATGGGCTCCTAGGATGATAGGAATAGAATCTAATGCAGCCCAGAGAATAATAACAGATGAGTGGAAAGATACAACTACTCTACCTATCAAACAATTAAAATCCTCTTGGGTTAATGACAAATGGTCAAGACTACAAAAATTAAGTGTATTGCTTGAAACTAATAGGATAACTATTAATCCTATGTTAGATTTCTTAGCAGATGAGCTAATAAGCTATCCTAGAGGAATGCATGATGATGCAATAGATAGCCTGGCATTTGCTATACAATCATCTGAGGATGATTTGGATCCAGTTAACTGGAATCAAGTATCTCAAATATTTACAGCAAGGAAAAGAAAGCTACCCTTTGTTGTAAAAGCATAATGTTGTTTCATGTATAAAGAATAAGTGGTGTCAGTATGTCTGAATATGAAGATGTATATATTGGTAATAAACCAATTCAAAATTATCTAACTGCTGGGATTTGGGCATTAGGTCAAAAAAACCCAACAAGATTATTAGGAAGAGGAAGTAACATTAAAACAACAGTTGATGTTGCTGAAATCTTAAAAAGACAAATGATAAACCCTGAAACTATAATAGAAATAGATAGTGAAGAATATGAAGATTCCAGAAATGGAAATAAAAGAAAAGTCTCTACTATATCTATAATACTTAAGGGTAAGAAAAAAGAAAAAGAAGAAAAATAAATGAGATGAATATATGTCTATACTTGATAGATTTAGAAACATAGGTTTCTTTAAGAATAAAATAGATTACCTTGATGACCAAGGTAAGCCTAAAACTATTATACAAACTGGAAAGAAAAAACAGTTTGGTCAAAATAAGGGTCTTAGAACAAAAGCCCAACTTGTTAAATATTGGAACTACTACTCTGGTGAAGATACTGTGTGGGCTGCTGTAAATTCTATAGCATTCAATACTGTAATGGTTGGATATGATATAGAATCAGACAATCCAAGAGCAAAAGAATTAATACAAATGTGGTGTAAGAGAGTAGATTTAGATACTCATATGCTAGATAACACAAGATATGCTCTTGCAATGGGTGATGCATTCATAGAAATAGTTTATAATAAAAAGAAAGAACCATCATCTTTATTAGATGTTGACCCAAAAACAATGGAAATAGAATATGATGAACACGGAATAGTTCAATCATATAGACAAAGTTTAGGTGTAAGAGATAAAGAAGGGATTCCTAAACTAGATAAACATAGTATATGTCATATAAAGTTCTTCTCTAATCCATCAAATCCATATGGAATGTCTTTAATTGAGGCATCTATGGACGTAATAGAAAAGAAAGTAAGAACTGATAATGCAATTGCAAATGCAATTATAAGGCACGGTACAAGTAAAACAGTCTTTACAGTAGGAAATGAACACGATAGACAATTACCACCAGAATCAGTATTAAAGGACATAAGAGATGAGGTAGAGGATATAGATGAAAAGAATGAATTCATCGTACCTTGGAATGTAACAGTTAGTACAATAGATGAAAAAGGTATTACAGGTGTTGAAGAATATTATAATTACTTCCAATCACAACTGGTATTGGGATTACTCTGTACTGAAGAAGCTTTAGGATTAGGTAGAGGAAGTACAGAAGCAACTAGTAAGACCAAAGCGTTACTATACGAAAGAATGATACAATCATTCCAATTAAGACTTGCCCATATAATAGAAAAACAACTATTTAATCAAGTATTAGTTGAGAATGGATTTGACCCAGATATAGTTACAATAGAGTTTAGAAGTGTAACTTCAACTGATGAATCAGAAAGAGCAAAATGGATGGGTAATCTAATAAGAGGTTTCAGATCATCTAAAGTAAAACCATTCACAATTAATGAAATAAGAAAGAAATTTAAGATGAAAGAAATAGATTTGCCAGAGGCAAACTCTATTATATATGAAGGTTATGGTTCTGGAGAATCTGAACCAGAAGAAGAGCCACAGAGTGATGAACCTGTTACAGAGGAACCAGAAGAAAGTGAAGAGAATGAAGAAGAGGAAAAAATAGATGAGGAAGAGTAAAAAGACTTTTCATGCTCCATACGTAAAGTTTGAGTATGATAAAAGACAAGTAGGAAAAGCAACTGATGTTAGGATATATAGAGATGTTACTTTACTTACAGAGGGTAAATTTACAGACTCTTTATCAATGACAGGGGTTTCTTATCCTAGAGATGTATTAGAAAGGACTGTTAATAATTGGCAATCTAATTACTTAAACATAGACCATTCACATAATGTACTTGACAGGATAGGTACAGTAGAGAACGCATATTGGAATGGAGACAAAGTCAAAGGCGACTTATATATACACCCAATAACTAGAAATGCTATGGATACGATAAAACTAATTGATGATGGATTAATAAATTGGTTATCAGTTGAGATTATGACGGAAGATGCATGGGACAGAAATGATGAGAGATATGTTAAGGATTTAGAATATATAGGATTAGCTGTAGTAACTGCTCCAGCTTGCCAAGGTGCATTAATATCTGACGAAGGTCCAAAACCACCAGAGTTTTTATATGAAGAATAAGGCAACTTGTGAATACCAAAACATTTGTAGTAACTACCCACTAAAATGTCATAAATGCGTATTTAACAGAAATTTAAAGTTAAAAAATTATTTAAAGATAAAGAAAGGAAATAAGGAGATTCGTTATTTAGGGGATTCTGATGAAGGGGTGTAAGTCGGTTCAAGTACCAGGTTGTCCACTTTGTGATATGTTCATTAAATTGAACATAAAAACAAAGTTATATTATCCAGAGAAAGATAAGATACAAGATCAAGATGATTTCGTGATTGTGGAATGTCAAACTTGTCACGTTCCTATGGTAGTGGTATCAGATCATACTACTGAAATTGGAAGGGAACAATGGGGAAGGATTCTCTATAGATGTAGGGAATTGTTTGGTAATGGAATAAAATTAAGAACCCATAGAAGATATATAAAAGACCATTGGCATGCTCACATAACAAGCATAACCAAAGATATTAAAAAATTAGAAGATTTAAATAAGTAAATGTTATAATGTCGATATATATAATAATAAAATAAATATGTCAAGATTAGCAAAAATACTCGAATATACCTATGCAGGTAATTTGGAAAGGAAAAAACTAATAAATAGACCATCATTTCCATATGATATCAAAGAACTTCTTATGAGTGAAGGAATGGAAGCAGATACAATATTAACCGAGGAATTACAAGGAGCACTAATAGATGGAGCAGAAAAGAGATCAGTAATAAGAAAAATATTGCCAATAATAAAAGTTAGTAAATATAAAGCAATTGTTCCTACCAATATATCACCTAGTGGAGTAGTAGGTCCAACAGCAGAAGGAGCAGTTCCAGCAAGTCTTGAAGGTTCATACTCATCAGGCTCATTATCTATTAATAAATATTCTACTAAAATAGGAATAACTAATGAAATGATAGAGGATTGCCAATGGGACGTTATTGAATATCAAGTTAAAAGAGCAGGTGCTCTATTAGAAAACACATTAAATAAAGATGGCATGACAGAACTCTTAGATGGACATAATGGTACATCTCCAGCTGATAAAGATCCAGCTAGTTCTCACTTTGAATTAGCAGACCTTGCAGATATAAAGAATACCCTTATGGATAAATATTGGGGTGGTGGAGGATTATCATTTATAGGACATCCAGAGGCAATACAATTCTTACTAGATAGTGATGCATTGGCAGTAAACGTAGTTCCGAACCAAGGCGGACAATTACTTGGTGTTGATATTTATGAATTAAATACTCCTATAGGAAGTGCTACAAATTATTGGGATGCTACAGATGCTGCAAACCATTATTATGGAATCGTTCTAGATACAGATAATTACGCTGTAATTGGTATGAGAGATGATATACATATAACAAAAGAAGTGAAGGATCCAATACATGACCTAACACAATTAATAGCTAGTATGAGATTTGATGTTAAGGTCATAAATAGTAAAGCAGCTGTTAGGATTTTAAGTAAGTGATGATTTAATAAATAGAGAGATAATAATGGTAGAAATAACAGGCTATGATAGAGAAGACGAATCTAGTATGAGAGGAGTTGAAACGTGTGACTTTGATGATTATTACGGTTTACTAACTATAGATGTACCATACTCAGCACATATGAGATGGCATCGGAACAGAAAGATGGTTGAAGGACAAAATTACCTTATAGGTAGTACTATTGAAGATATTAGTAATTTCAACCAAAATAACAATTACGCAGAACCTTTAACTGCCATAGGTGGATTTAAGATATCGTCAACAAGTTCACTTGATACTGACCCAAGTGGTTCTGGTATTAATGCAGTTAGGATAAGTTACCTAGACGCAAACTGGAATGAGGCAACTTGTGATGTTGCTCTTAGTGGTACAAAACAAGTAACTGTTCCTAATAGTATGCTTAGAGTAAATAAACTTGAAGCTGTTAGGGTAAGTACTAGTGCATGCAGAGCAGTTGGAAATATAACTCTTGCTAGTGGAGGTACTCCTTATTTAAGAATATCCGCTGGTGAAACAAAGTCATATGGTGGATACTATTACGTACCTACTGGACAAGTATTTATAATAACTGATTGGAATTGTTATCCATTGAAAGGTAGCACAGCTGACTTCTCATTTGAATTAGTCAAGGAAACCAAAAAAACATATAATGGTAAAACATACACATCAGAAAGAAGTAGACACATTGGAGATACTGTAGCAACTTATACTGTGTTTAACATACCTCCAATTAGTATGCCACATATGGTAGAGGGATGTTGTAGAGTCAGAATTAGAGGACAATCTCAAGCTGGTGGTGGATCAGGTGGTGCTTGGTTAAGAGGATATTTAGTTGATAGACATGTGTGATTGGATGGTCAATAATAACTTAAAGAAACTCGAAGAGATAACGGAAAGACTCAGTAGTAGTATAGATGATCCATCCCATCCAAGTTCAATTTATTCATCAATGTGTACATTTCTTGATACACTAAAAACGAGTATATGTATTGTTAGAAATGACAAGATAGTACTCTTTATGAATAAATATCTTCAAAAGAGACTTCATAAATGTACTGGATATTCTCCAAATGATTTTCAATTTAAAAAGTGTATAGGATGTAGTGATGTAGGATGTCCAATAAAAGATAAATGTGAAGGAATTTGGAACGATAGTAAAGTTAGAGTATTTAATAATGTTGCAGCTCCAGTGACTAAGAAGAATTTTAATGTTGTTGTAATACCATTAAAATATAATTGTACTAAAGCTATAATAGAGATATGGGACTTAGATGACGACTAATGACAATGGCTGGAAAGAGTGGAGCAAGTATGTCCTAGCTGAACTAAAGTCTCTTAACAACAAATATGAGAATATCAACAAGATATTAACAAACCATCTTATGCATACACAAGAGAGACTAACTGTGTTAGAAACAAGCTTAAGGAATTGGAAATACTTTGTTGGACTTATGGTAACCATATTAGGATTAATAATTGCAATATCAGGATTGATTAGATAATGCCGCAACCACCTAAAAAAGATGAAAGTAAATCTGACTTTATGAAAAGATGTATCCCTACATATATAAATGAGGGATATCCTAAAGATCAGTCAACAGCTATGTGTTACAGTATGTGGAGAAAAAAACATCCAGAGGACAAGAAAAAGGCCAGAGGTGATGGCCAAGGTCAAGATGGAGATAGACAAGGAGATGGAGGAGCAGATATCTGTGTGTGTCCAGAATGTGGATATGAGACAGAACATGATAAAGGAACTCCTTGTAATGAAATGACTTGTCCTGAGTGTGGGTCTAATCTTGTTGGAAAAGATAAAGAGGAAAGTATGTCATTAAAGAATATTGACTTTAGTAATTTAACAGTTACACTAGATGAAGCTGTAAAGGCTTTATATATAATGGCTAATCCAAAAACATTAGAAATAGAATCACCAAAAAGACACATTCATATAGATTTACTAGGTAACATAAAGATCATAGATAAATCTGATAGTAGAAAAATAATAGCTGGTTATGCATCATTAGCTGTAATAGATACAGAAAATGAATATATACCAGTAAAAGTTCTACAAGAAGGACTCAACACACTAATGAAAGATGAATCCTATTCAAATATAATGATTGTTCATAAGAACATACAAATAGGTAAGATACTAAAAGAATACGAAGAATTAAAAACCCATGTAGATGACAAAGGACTATTTATAGTTGCTGAGATAAGAGATGACTTAGAGATAGCAAAAGCTACATGGATAAAGATTGAAGAAGGTGAGATACGAGGATTCTCAATAGGTGGTGAGATTATAGAAGACCATGAAGAATGTGGAGACGATGGATGTATAAAGGTAATAGATAAAATTAATCTATTTGAGATTTCAGTCTGCTCTAATCCTGTCAATAAGGATTCAGGCTTTGAAATAATTAATAAATGTGATGTGGATATGTTAGATAATAATATTGATAAGATGAAAAAATCCAAAAAGGATGAACCAGAAGTCGAGGAGAAATCAAAAGATGAAGACTGTAAAGACTGCGACCCAAAAGAGCTAGAAGAGCCACAAGAAGAAATTGAAGAAGAGGTAAAGACCAACGAAGAGCCAGAATTACCAAAAGAAGAATTACTAAGTAAATCTGATATTATAGAAACAATCAGAGAAACAATTACAGAAACCCTTAAAGCAATACACGAAAAAGAATTACAAGAGAAAGAGGACGATGATGAAGATGATGACGATGAAGAACCAGTAGAGGTTGAACCAGTTGAAGAAGAAAAAGTCGAAGAGAAATCAGAGAAGGTAGAAGAGACAGATGAAGAATTAGAAATGGCAGTTAAAGCCAGAGACGAAGCAATAGAAGGTTTCAGAGACGAGATTAAAAAACTCAAAGAACAAGTTAAAAAATTAGAAGAAACCGAAGAAGTGCCAAAGACATCTGTTGAAGAGAAAGAACCTTCATATGAAAAAGATTCTGGTATTATCATAGATAAACGTCATGGTCGCATATATAAACAGTAATTTATCTAATGTGATGTTTTTATTTATTTAAATAAAGTCTTAAATAATTGGAGTGATAAATATGGCAATGACATTTACGGCAATAGCTCAAGACCCAGTTCTTGTAGAAGAAGGAACATTTGCTATGAACTATCTTTGTTCTGGAATTATATATGCTGGGTGTGCAGTGTGTTGTACAGGTGCCACTGAAGCAGTTAGAGCACAACTTGGTTCACCAGGATGCCCATTACCAACTCATAGAAATGGGTTTGTTGGAGTAGCTGCCTACGATGGAACTCACGGATATAAAATAGCAGTTTATGGTCCAGGAAACAAAGTAAGAGTTCGAGCTTCTGGTGCAATCGTTAAAGGACAAGCAATAAGACCAGTTTCTAAAGGGTTCTTCAAGGTAGCAAGGCCGCCATCAGGTTCTTTTGCAGTAGCATTAGAAAATATAGCTGACGGTGGATACGGCAAAGTTCTACTAGTCTAATTACGTTCATTATTATAATGAAAACATGTATGTCTATCTTATGTTTATAATAAATTAAGTGATTTGTATGAGTAAACTAACAAAAATGCTGGAGTATGCCTATGCTGGTAACGTAGAGAGAAAGAAATTAGCAAACAAAGAAAGCTTTAAGAAAACAGTACTAGATACATTACCAAGAGAAAGACGTGAATTACTTCTAAATGAGGGAATGGAATCAGACACATTACTTCAAGAAGAGGTATATAGTACCATCGTAGAAGGATCAAAACCACTACAATGCGTAAGAAACGTATTTCCAATAATCAATACTAATACATATCAAGTACGTATCACAAAAGAAAGTGGTAACTTAGGTAAAGCTGTAGATGTAGCAGAAGGAGCTGCAATACCAATTGACACAGAAACATTCAGTACAGTTGACTTAGTAATCAAAAAAGTTGGTACAAGACCAGTAATTACCAATGAAATGATTGAAGATGGTCTCTGGGATATGGTAGAATTCGAGTTGATGAGAGCTGGCCAAAAGATTGAACACAAACTCAACTATGATGTAATCAATGAAGCAACTGATAAAACTACATATGCTGCAATATCTAACGTAAATGCAGGAGCTGCTTTTACATTAGCTAATGTACTTGAAGCAATTAAAGACATTCTTGACTATGATTATGTTCCAACAGATATGATCATGACTCCATTTGCTGAACACAATCTTATTAGTTCAAATAACTTACTACAGGCTCATATGGCAGGTAGCGATGCTGCTTTAAGAAACTATGACCTAGGTAAGATATTCGGATTAAATCTACATAGATTAACAGTAGACGGATGGACAACTGGAACATATAAGTGGAATTCTGGAAACGACACAGCTAACGATGTACACGCATTAGTTTGTGACCCATCATACTGTTTCATCGGTATGAGAAGGGATATTACAGTAGAACAATACGATGACCCAATCCATGACCTTATAGGTATAGCTGCAACAATGAGATATGGTGTCAAGACAGTTCAACCAGAAAAAGCTTGTATCATAGAGCATTAAATAATTGATGGTATATTCGTAGAATATCCATCGTTATTTTTTTATGTATGTCATAATGTATCTTATAATTATCTGGGGGTAGAATTATGCTTCATGGTAGAGGAAATCAATATAAGCTAACTAAGGAATATGAAAAATTAAGAAGAAAAGGACTATTAGATAGAACAAAATTAACCACAGCAGAAAAGAGGCTTGTTGATATAAATGCATCAGGTCAAGGTGGTGGAAGAACTGACCCAGATAAGACATATATATTTGATAATATTCCAATTCCAGGCGAGGCAAGAAATCCTCGAAAGGTAGATAGAAGAAAAGTTCCTACATATGGATTAGGTGAAAATGAATAATGACAGACTTTAGTCCATCTCTAGTAAGAGAATATGAAGTAAGAAATGCATTTACTCCTCCTTTATCTTATAATGATGTATCTAAAGCAGATATATTACTAAAGATAGAAGCGGTAGAAGATTATATTAAATCAACATACTTTAATGATTCAATGCCTTCAGCTACTAAAGGTAGGATTCCAGCATTACTAATAGTAATGTCAAAGATAATAAAAGGGAATCCAGCACTAATTAAGAAATATGGAATAGTAGAGTCTTTGGAATTAGGAGATTATAAAGTAACCTATGCTCACTCTGGAAGGGGAGAACATGTTACTGCTACTGAATCTGCTAAATCCTGGGAGCAAATGGCTGAAGATATGTTATTTGCTAGAGGAACAAGTAAGTGGCAACTAGTGAAAGCTAATGGCTAGATACAAGAGACCGAGTAAATTATATCCTAAAAATTGGAATAAGTTAAGGTTTGCTATATTTAATAGAGACAAATTTGTCTGCCAAATGTGTGGTGTTAAGTGTAAGATAGGACATGGTTGGAGAAGTCCACAATGTCATCACATAGTTCCAGTTAAGTATGGTGGAAATCACTCTTGGGATAATCTAACAACTCTATGTAAGAGATGTCATGAATTAGTACATAAAGAATATTTGATCAAACATGGTAGATAGTGTATATGAGTCTTTACTCAATAGAACAGTTGCTAGGTATACAGAAACTACTAGTACCAATGCACTTGGTGAAGATGTAGTTACTATGACTTATAATGCATCTGGTATAAAGTGTAGGCTAGTACCTATAACAGCTGAACAAATAAAAGAATTACCAGGAGAATTTGAGGATGTTAAATTTACTGGATATTTTCTTAGCAGCCAAACACTAACTACTGATGATGAAATACACTATAATAGTGACACTTATAGAGTTAGAGAAGTTTATGATGACTCAAGTGGATATGTTAGAAAAGCATTATTGAGTAAAAAATGATTAAAATAACTGGACTTAATCCTACATTACGTAGACTAGCTAAAATCCAAGCTGGAATAGATCCTATAATAGATGAATCTATGAAACTACTAATGGAAGATGTAGTAGACCAAGCAATGGAAAACTTGAGAAATAGATTAATGGGAACAAGTACCACTAGAGGAGATGAAAAGACTCACATAAAACTAGCTGATAATTTAGATCTATGGGAATATGAAGAGATAAAAGCTGGTGGAGTTGGATTTCATCAATTTAAGTTATGGAATAGATCAGACCACGCTGCACCAGTAGAATGTGGTTCTAGAACACCAATATTACCAAAAGGAGACTTTCTATATCTAGGTAATAATATAAGAGTTAAGGAAGTAAAAGGGCAAGAGCCAAAACACTTTCTTGGAGATGCTCTTTATTATCAAAGAGATAGATGGGCAAAGAATTTAGCTAGATACACTAGAACTAGAATTAATTCTCTAATAAGGTGATATAATGTCATATCAACTATTAAAAGATTTATACGATAATATAATAGGTAATACTAATATATCTGCTATGGTGGCTCCTACTAATGTAAAAGTTGGATGGCAAAATGAAATTGCTGCATATCCTTGCATTACTATAATGCAAGCTGGTGGTAATTCAGTTGGAATGTTAGGATTCAATAGAACTGTATCTGGTCAAATAAAAGAGAACTTTGGTGTTCAACTAGATATATATTCTAGAACAAGTATAAAAGAGAATTACGATATACTAGAAGTATTAATTAATACAATGATATCTTCTGGATATGAAAAACTATCTGACGTTGATTTCTGGGATGATGATTTAAACGCCAATAGAAAAATGACACGTTGGAATAAAATTGATATTTATAAAAAGTAATGTATGTTATAATTTGAATAATAGGTGAAAATAATATGGCACTATTAACTGGAGAAGATTGTAGTATCATGATTGGAGATTCTCATACGCAAGAAACAGTTTATGGTTTATCAGATTTCTCTTTCTCTATAGATAGAGGAACAATAGAACAGGAACTAGTAGGTGCTGCAGGTAATTACTACACCCAAGGAGCAATGAGTCTAGAAGGTAGTTTAACTAATTGTAGATTTGCAGCTTCTGGTAATTGTGAGTTCCTTAATAGTATTATTGATGGAACTGTAGTAAAAATATCTGGACAGATAGATTCTTCTGATAGTCTTCATTTTGTTCTAATATCTTGCCAAGTAACTGGATATGATATATCTATAGGAGACGCATCAACTATTACTGAAGCTTCAATCGACTTTACACTCATGGATCCAAAAAACCTAACTTATACTGTCGGTCCACCTAATAAAATATACGAGAGCTGATAGAATATGGCAACAACCCCAAGAACATATACTGGTGAAGATGCAACTATAAAGATAAGTGGTTTAGGACAAGCTAGCTTTGCAATAGGTGACTTTTCATTAACTATTGACAGAGGAACCGTTGAGAAAGAACTAGTAGGTGAAGCAGGAAATAAATTTACACAAGGAGCACTATCTGTTGAAGGTTCATTCACACAAGCAGAATTTGGAGATAAAGCAGTAAATGCAATAGTTGGTTCATTGATCAATGGAACAATGGTTTCAGTATCTGGAACAAGCGGTGTAGATAGTTTACATTGGTATCTAAAATCTTGTCAAATTACAAACTTCGAGCTATCATTTGGTGATGCAAGTACTGTCACTGAAGGTTCTATAGACTTTACTCTATTGGACCCATATAACTTAACTAAGACGTTCTATCATGGTGGCGGAAGCGGTATGAGAATATACGACTAAATAATGTTTTAATGTATTTTTTTATTTTTATAATGGAGGATCGATATGACAGAAGATTCTAAAAAAACAAAACTAGAAAGAGAAGCAGATAAAATTAGAGAGAGATCTAAACAAGGTTCTGAAAAGAAAATACAAGATTCAAGAGCACTAATATCAACTAGAACAAAGATAGAAGGAGACTACGATGCAGACCTATTAAAGGTCACTTTTGATACATCTCCTGAAACAAGAAGAACCATATTAGCTAAAAAACCAACTAATAAAGAGATGATAACTATAATGAGGTTATCAGCAGAGGCTGCAAAGTATGAAGGAAATGCAGACCCTGATTCATTAGTTAAGATGGTTGAAATATACGAGAAGCTCAGTAGCATAGCTGATAAGTTATCTACCGATAAAAACTTAGATGAGGAATTCTGGAATGAGAAAGTTTCATTTTCTACTTTACAGAACTTCATTACTCAATTAATAACAGAATCCCAAAGGGGAACAGGAGTTACTGAAGAAGAACTAAAGAAATTTCGTAAATAGTGGATTTGGCTTTATAGAATTTGAGGTTTGTAAATTACTAGGCAAATCCCCAAAGGAGATAAACCAACTAAGAAAAGATAATCCAGATGGAATAGCTTTTCTAGAATACTATATACTAGATACTAGACAGAAAGAAATAAAAGCACAAAAGAAAGCTAATCAAAGAGCTAAACATAAAAGGAGATAATGTATGTTTTTATGTTATATAAATAGGTAGATTAATTATGGCAGCAGATGTATATGTCTGTGAGATGAATGGTGCTTCTTGGGCACTAGGTAATCAAACTAAACTTAGCGGTGCAGGGGTATCAGTAACTGCAAGATATTGTACTATGGATAGTGCGGCTCCTGGTGATGCAAATCCTATACCAATTCCAACAGAGGCTTATAATCCAAGTTATTGGAAGAATCATTACTTATTGTTTAGTGGTAGTAATGGTGGTTCATATGACTTTACATATGTGTCCTCAATCAGATGGTATTGTGATGGTGACCTATTCGGATGGAATGATTTAAAGACATCTGGTATGGTACTATTAATGGATGCATCTGGAGATGGAAGTGCATATGGAGTAACTAGTGGAAATTATGATCAAGCTACTGGAGCACAAGGAACTTCTGGTGCAAAGATAGGTGAACATAGTGCATGGAATTCTGCAAGTAGCCAAGCTTCTGGTATTAACTCATTAGGTAATGCAATTACAGTAGATGAAAGGAAAATTGAACCAAACGATACTGCTGGATTTGTATGGTCTAAACACTTAGTACATCAAGCATGGGTAGGTGTAGACGCAGCTTCAGGAAATCCAGGAACAGAAACATATACTTGGGTTTGGGACGAAGTATCTTAAATGTTATAATGTTTTATTTGTAATTTTCAGGAGGACTGCAATAAAATGCAAGATGACAAGGTATTCAAACCTCAATTAATTTCTAATAAAAAAGATGGTGCATGGTTATGGATGTGGATGGCTCATTATAGTGATGGGACTTCATTACCACAATACGATCCATATACCTTAAAAACACACACCTTTAGAGAAGTAAATCAAGATAAATTAATTAAATTTGGATTATATCCATTTCCACCAACATTAGCTAGAAGACTTGTAGAAGAAAAAGGAATAAATGTTAGGTCTAATATATTCTTACCTAGATACGAAGTTAATATCAAGGAAGGAATGAGAGTTATAGGTGCTTTAACTACTAACTTCTCAAGAACTACAACTTATATAATATGTCCAAGTTGTAATAGAAAGTTTAAATCTTCACAAGTTAAGTTTTCAAATATAGGTGGGAATGTTAAAACACATATATGTCCTGAATGTGGGGCACAATCACATTGGTTTTGTAAGAAATGTGGTAAGATATATAAACACATAAACAAAACTGATAATTGGAAGTGTACTAAATGTGGTACTAGAGTTGCTGGTAATAGAGTACAATTCCAAACAGATAGTTTAGAAGAAAGATGGAGAATCTATAAATTAGGATATCAAGAAACTATTAAAGGAGTTAACCATAAGACAATTATGGAGATATCTGAAAATGGTGATGTCGAAATGAAATATAAGTGAAATAAGTAATTAGTAAGTCTAATGTCAAAGAAACTATTTTGATATACAATTACACTTAGACCTCTATTAGTCTTGTTTCAATGTTTTTCTGTATTTAACTAGATGTAAGACTATTTGCTATTTAGTAAATGATTATTTGGATTATATTAGGTTTATTAGGACTCGTTTCGAGTTTGATTATATGGAAATATGAAAGTATTTCTATTTGGATAAAGAATAACTGGAAGAAGTTATTATCTGCTATATTAATTGGTGGGATTGTTACTGGAGGATTAATATTGAGTGAACCACCAATACCTCCTACTGAGGATATAGATTGTGCTGCTTATATTTGGCATCAAGGAAATGGAATTGGTTCTTTTTCATATTGGGAAGTTAATAAAACCTATGCAAAAGATTTTTTGAAAGATAATATTAAATGGAGACTAAAAGCATCTCCAGATAATAATACTTGGTATGATGCTGATGAACTTTTAGATATAGATTTAGATTGGAATGATACTGGTTTTTATTATAAGATTACTCTAACACTAGATACTCATGAAGCACCACAAAGTTTATATTATCGTTTTGATCTTGCTCTTAATAAGAGCCTTAAAGATTACGTTGAAGTAGATGGCTATGAGTGGAGGTTTAAGGTTCCAGCTAATAATACTCGTGACTATTCTATTTTAATTAATTGGTCTGATATTAAACCTTTAATTAGCAATAATAAAGTTTGGTTTGATAGAGGAGTAAAAAATAACTTTTTTTGGTTTAGAATTCAAACTGTAAATAAGATTCCTGTTGATACAATATTTATAGTTGACCCAGCAATTGGTATGATTACTGATAGTGCTATAGATACTTGGGAAATAGACCCACAAGAATTAGAATATGGTGGACTCTATGCAACAGTTAATTTAGGAGATAGTGAGTATTATGCAACTGTTAAATCTGGAGATACAGGTACGGATAATGATGGATTTATACGTACCTTTAAAATATATGATAACAATGGAACAATACACAAAACTCTAATTGACAGTTGGGAGTATGAGACAAGTTCAGCATATACTCCAACAATAACTCATGTTTCAGGAACTACATATTTTATTACATATAGAACTGGACAAATGGCAGATGATGGAGAAGTAGCTACTGTGACTATTTCAGATGCAGGAGTTATAACAAAATCTTTTTTAGATACTGACACAACAACAAATCCTCTTCATAATCCTTGTACTATTCTTGCAAATGATGGATTAATTGTTACGACTTATGCAGATTATGGAAGTCAATATGATTTTCAAATTGATACTTTTACTGTAACCGCTGCTGGGGCAATAACAGGAGTTGTAGACAATGAAGAATTTCTTTCATCTCCAGATGACTTAGCATCAGGAATTTCTTGTATTATGGTAGATGATGATACATTATTAATAGTACATTGTGGTGAAAATTCTGTTCTTAGTCCTTGGAATCTCTATGCTCTTACTTATAACATAAGTTCAGATGGTTCAATAGATGACGACCCATCAGATTCTTGGGATTTTGGTTCAAAGGCTTTTTCTGCTGCAGTTCATGAAGTAGGGGATAATGTATTTTTGATTGGATATACAACTGATGATGGTGACGATGGGTGGCTTTCAACATTAGAAGTGGATGATGATGGAAAAATTACAGATGATCTTATTGATTCATATGAATTTTATGCCACTGCTTCAGTAATATATGGCAAGGGTATTTTTACAATTTCAGATGCTTCTTCAGGAGTATATGGAATATCTTATAGTGATGGTACAGGGGATGGGTTTGTTTCTACTATAAATGTTACAAGTGCAGGAGAGATAGATGATGAGTTGATAGATACTATGGAATTTGATGAAGCTGATTTCAAATCTACCACTGATAAGTTTATAAATGTAGATGATAATTATTATATGATTTGTTATACTGGTACAGGTTCTGATGGTTTTGTAAAAACAATAGAGATTGAATCACCAACATTTTCAATAATATCTAATGAAGGTCCTTCATCTGGTTCTTTTAATGCCTCAATTTCTCCCACATGTAATGTAACAGTTGAGGACATTAAAGGACGAACTATGGATGTTAGTTTTTATACTTCATCTGATAATGTATCTTTTACACACCAACAAACTAATACTAGTGTGAATAATGGAAGTTATGAGTTTGTTTATTCAGGAGCTACTTTATATCAGACTACTTATTATTGGAAAGTTACTGCTGAAAATTCAGATGGATTTAATATTTCTAGTGATGGTTATGAATTTGAGACAACTCCATATAGGTCTTTATATTTTAATGATACATTCCCTAATGAAAATTGGATAGATAGTTCTCATAATATGACATTTGAAGCTGGTTGGGAGAATTTTACTTATAGTTCATCTTCTTCTGGTAATCTCCATTATTCAGTAGGTGCTGGTGTTAATGATGCTCATGAAGGTGATGGTGGTGCTGGTTATAGTAGAACATTAACCTATTGTTTGTGCTATGCTGACTCATCAGCTGGTAGTAGGTATAATGGTGGATTTGTTTTTACTGGTGTTGAAGTACCTCAAGGAGCAACAATTGATAGTGCTGCTATGTATTTTGAACCATATAATCATGATAGTTACGATGACCCTAATGTAGATATATATGCTGAAGATGAAGATAGTGCTAATAACTTTGATGATGAAGAGGACGTAACATCTAGAACTAGAACTACTGCTAGTGTATCTTGGGTAGATTCTAATATAAGAGGATCATTTGTTTATACTCCTGATATAAAATCTCCTATACAAGAAGTTATTAATAGGGGAGGGTGGTCTTCAGGAAATAATCTTTGTATTCTAGTAGATGGAAAATCTACAGAGTCTCCTGACTTAATTATTTATTCTTATGAATTAGGAGAC